TTTCTGAAAATACCGGGTTGACCTAATTTCCGTATTGAGCTATAATTATATTATAGATTGAGAGAGAAGGAAATACAACATGACCAACGCATATCCCGGCAAATCCGATCGTCAGATCAAGATCACGAAGAAGGTTCGATTCACTGCTTCGAAGCAGGCATGGAACCAGGACAATAGCATGGTTCCTGGTATCGGCCACGAAGAAGGTGATGCGCCTGTATTGCGTCGTGAGCGTACCCGTCAGTACATGGACGTTATCATCAAAATTTTTCCTTACATCGCAAAGCAAATGACTCTGCATAGCGCGGATACAGATCAGCTCTGCATTCGGTTGGCTAAGACGCCTGCTAGGTCTAACAATGGCGCATACAGCGATGCGTGGTCTACGGCAGTTATTGATCCTGCGCGTAAATTGCAGAGTGTTTTGGACACGCTGTGCCATGAGATGATCCATCGCGAGCAGTATGCAACGAAGCGCCTTGATTTTGGCAAATGTGAAGCGACTGGCGAAGTTGGTCAGCTGTGGATGGGTAGTCTGGAAGCTTCGCGTGGTACGACCTATGCATCGTATCGTAACCTGCCTTGGGAAAAGGAAGCGTTCGATGGATCTTTTAAGATCATGGAGAAGGCCGTGGTTGATGCATATAAGGCTAAGAAAATCAGCCAGAAGGTTCTCGCCAATGTTCTCTCAATGAAAACCCTCAAGAAAAAGTTTCCTGAGGTGATTGCTAAACTTGAAAAGAAGGAGGCCAAATAATGGAATTGATTAATTTTGAAACCGGAGCTAATGTAACCGGCACTTCTTATCAGGGTGAAATTAAAGCAACGCGAGATGAGCTAGAGCTTATCTTCGGTGAGCCTGAAAATGGTCGCGATGATAAGACGCGTTGGGAATGGGCCCTTGATTTAGAAGTTAACATGGGGGTCGATGACGATAACGATTTTCTAACAGCATCTATATACGATTGGAAAGGCAGCGCCGACAGTGACGTATGGCATATCGGTGGTAAGAGTCTAGAAGCTGTTTGGATGATCAGCGATGTTGTCGAAGAGATCAGAAGGCAAACGATCTAATGGACATAATTTTTGATATCGATGGGACGTTACTAGATATTACCCATCGATTACATTTCATAAAAAAGAAGCCTAAAGACTGGGCTTCTTTTCGTGATCCGAAACAGAAGCGATGGGATGAGCCTATCATGCCGATCATTAATATTGCCACTGCCCTAAATAGGGTTGATGGCAATAGATTGATTTTTGCATCTGGCCGTTCTGAAGAAGAGCGTCTTGATACAGTAAGATCGTTATCAAGATGGTTCTTACTCGAAGGCTGGGATAAGATTTTTAACCCAGCTGATTTTGGTGAAATGTACGAAGATGATCCCGGAAAGGTTCCCTGGCATCCGTTGTATATGAGAGCCGAAAAAGACCGCAGAGAAGATACTGTTGTCAAAAAAGAGTTGTATGAGCGAATGCTCGAAGATGGGTATAAACCCGAACTAACATTTGATGACAGACCTTCTGTGCTAAGAATGTGGAGGACCATTCCAGGTCTCAAAGTTGTTGACGTTGGAGAAGGAAAGGAGTTTTAAATGATTGAACCGGTACCGCCTATAAATCCCGTTTCGGTGTATTATGAAAATAGAATTAGCACCGAAAAGAAGTGGGAAAGGACTATCTCTATAGTAGAGACTCCCCATATCACATATGATAAAAATGGGAATCTTATAGAGGTACCGGATCAATCTTTTAGTCTAGGTCCAAAATTCGTATAAGAGAAAGGAGTTTTAATTGACTGATTTAATTAATCCAGCCGAATATATGGCTGAATATCATAAAGGCCAATTCGAATTGACTCCGTTTGAGCAGGTGATATTCATGCGCATCCGTGAATGGTACTTTGATAATATTGAAGTTACGGCGTTAGACGATGATGACAAACATGTCATTTGGTCAACGATGACTGTTGATAAATACGAACGTGTATGTAAAGACTTCTGGGAGAGCACTCATGGCATTATCAGGTGATGGTTACATACGGCTATCTGCTTTCGAGCGTGAGCAAGTCCATATAGAAATTAATGAAACAGATACAGTCGTTAAAGGCATTGTAGGCAATTACCTTAGTTCTCGTATAGCAGAATTAAAGAAGCAGATGAATGAGGATGCGGCATAAGAGTCATAAATAGTAGAAATACTAGGAGACTCTAATGGATACGTATACTCTACGGCCGCTAGCAAGTGAAAATAAATGGGTCATCGAAGGAAAAGATGGCATTGTTGGATTATATGATAGTAAAAAAGCGGCTATGGAAAAGCTTACAGATCTAAAATGCTATCAGCCACCGTTAAAGGATAGGCTCTGATGGCTTCTGCATCAGCTCAAAAAGGTTTCTTATATGAAAAGAACGCCGCGGCGTATCTTAAAGATATAGGATTGTGTCCGAAGAACTTTGTACCAGCAGGCGCAGGACATGATCAACCTGACCTTATGTTATTATATAAAGGCCAAGAGGCAGGCTGTGAGTTAAAAATAACCGCCGCATCGGCCGGTTCTCTTGTTATGAAATATAATGTACAAAAACAAGAGTGGGGCTTTAATCCTATTCCAGCTGATGAAAAAGAAAAATTGTTTATTAAAGAGCTAGCAGATGAAGTCGGCCTTTGGAAAATAGTAAACAAAAAATGGGATGCGAAAAATAAAAGGCCCTATAAAATTGATAGAAAAGATCAAGATGCCCTCTGGAAGGCAACTGCTGGAAAATTACAAGGTAGAGAACGATATACTCGTGATCATGGAATGTTTCCCGAACAGAATGGGGAAATTGACTCTTCGAAGATAGAGAGCTATTATAATAAAAAAGCCACTTATTATGTCAATGTAGGTACGCATGGTTTTTATTTGTTAGGGCATCATAATCCTTATCAATTACCTGCTGTGCCTCGGTTTAATCAAAAAGCATCTGCCAAGTGGCGAGCTAGAGTCCAGTCAAAAGGTGGTGGTACTTATCAATTTACTTTTGAGATGACGTTTTCTATTCAACAAAAATCACCATATAACATTGCACCTATTTTAGGATCACAAAGTGTATCGATTCAAAAAGACCGGGCCGATGTTTCTTGTTTTAGGGAATTATAATGTTAACGTTAAAACAACATCTTGTCGAAGAACAAAATACCCACATGGAGCATATCGAAGATTTGATCTTCAATGATGGGGTAAACGGCACACGCCAGGCAATTAATTTTCTACGTGATCTTCGTGATATGCTAGCTGGTAAATCACAGAAGGCAATTAATATGACAGTTAAGTGGGATGGTGCTCCGGCTATCTTCGCTGGCGTTGATCCTGCCGATAAGAAATTTTTTGTGGCAAAGAAAGGCCTTTTTAACATCAATCCTATCATGTATAAGTCTGTAGATGATATTAAAAATGATAATAAATTACAGCCCGAATTAAAGAAAAAATTTGAGATAGCATATAAACAATTCTCTAAACTTGGTATTCGACGTGGAGTATACCAAGGTGATTTGATGTTTACTAAAGGTGATGTTAAATCAGAACAGATAGACGGTAAGAGCTATTATACATTTCATCCCAATACAATCTTATATGCAGTTGATGCATCGAGTGATTTAGGTAAATTTATAAACCGAGCACAGATTGGTGTTGTATGGCATACCACATATAGTGGCCGCTCTATTAAAGATATGAAAGCATCATTCGGAAAAGATATAGTATCGAAATTTCGCAAGAACAGAAATGTATGGATGGACGACGCAACATACAAAGACGTCTCTGGTTCGGCAACATTTACAGCAGATGAGACTACCGCAATTACATCTATTCTATCACAAGCAGGATCTACATTTCGACGCATAGATGGCGATGTATTAAGAACAATTGCTGCAGACGAAGAATTAAAACAAAAGATAAAAACTTATAATAATACATATGTAAGATCTGGGGAACCTTTTCCCAACCCCAAATCTCACACAACTGGGTTATATAAATACATTCAAGACTGGTATCAAAAGGAGATTGATAAAAAGAAAACGCAGAAAGCGAAAGATGATTGGTCTCAAAAACGTGATAATATTATGGCTAAGATATTCAGCAAAACTGATGACTTAGTTAATATTTTTACACTGATGAATCAAATTGTTGATGCAAAACAAATGGTAGTAGATAAGTTAAATAAAGCAGAAGGCTTAGGAACTTTTCTTAGAACCAGTAATGGTTTCAAAACAACAAATAGGGAAGGGTACGTCGCTATAGATAGTAGCGGCGCTGTTAAGTTGGTCGACCGGTTAGAATTTAGTCGCGCAAACTTTTCACCCGAGATTATAAAAGGATGGCAAAAGTAACGCTAAAAAATAAATTAATATTCCTTCCTGCTCTATTTCTACTTGCATCTTGTTCCGCTATTCCTGCTCCTTTTGCATATATTGGACAGGCTATGAGTGTTGGCGATGGAATCAGTTATAGTAAAACAGGTAAGGGTATAGGTGACCATCTGCTCGATTCTGCAACAGGAAAAGAATGTAAAATATGGAGATTTATTGACGGTGAAAAAATTTGTAAGGATCCCATAGAACAATTAGCGGACCAAATGTTGGCAGACAAAACCTGCATTACTTGGTCGTTTGATGACAACGATAAGCCGATTTGCATAAATAGACGTAGAAACAACGAATCACATGATCCTGATATAGGATATATTCCTTACAAGCATTCACTGGAAAGAGGAACAGAAATTAGGGGAAGATAGGAGAGTTAAAGGTATGAAAAGAATTATCACAGGGCTAGCTGTTATTGCCTTTGTGATGGGATATAGTTTGAAAGCATTTGCAGCTGATACGAATACTATAAGTTCAAATACCGTTGTAACAGATAAAGCACCCCCAACAGCCTCGGCGCCAAGTGTAGTCATTAATAACAATGATGTATGTAAAAGCGCCGCCTCAGCGGCTATACAAACTCAAATATTAGGGTTTGCATCAGGTATTACAGTTACCGATGAAAATTGTGAACGATTAAAACTTGCACGTGGTCTCTACGGCATGGGCATGAAGGTTGCAGCAGTGGCTGCACTTTGTCAAGATGCTCGCGTTTTCGACGCTATGATGATGGCAGGAACACCTTGTCCATTTAAAGGTGCTATAGGAAAAGAAGCACAAAAAGGTTGGGATGATAATCCAGATCTTGCACCATCCGGTTCGCGACTAATTAAAAAAAAAGTGACGGATTCGGAGGAGACAGAGACGGAGGACCAGAATTAAGTTATGACGATGGTCCCGAAAACTACGACAACGATGAAGATACAGAAGAGTCGCCAAAAGGTTACACTTGGGTCAACGGTTTGGGTCTCGTTGCTGCTGGTGCTGCTGCTTTGTTTGGTGTGCCCATCTTCCTCCCATAGCCAAGAAGCAAGTGGTGCAACTACCGCTTGCCCAACAGGTGTCGTCGGCCTTTGTACACCAGGTACCCATGAAGACGTAGTTAGTACGACAACAACAGAATCAGTTACAGATGGGGCTGGTACAACAACGACCGAGACAACAACAAACGTAACAACATCATCAACCATAACAAATGTAGATACTGGCAACTTGCTAACTGATGAAAAAGTTAAAGCAATGGGCCGCAATCAAAGATTTGGCGGTGACATGTCATCTGATTGGGGTGGTCAAGGACCAGCTTCAATGCCAACAGGATCTACCTGTAATGATCTCGGTGTAGATAGATGCGCGCAAATAACAGGATCAGGGAATAGTACTAGTGCATCTGGTGTTCCAGGTATGGGTACTACATTTATACAAACAATTAATGTATCAAGTTTAGGAATAGGTAACCGCGGTGGCCGTACTACATATACAATTAAAGTAGATAAACAAGACGCACAAGATAGAATTTATATGCACATAAGAGGATTAGATGGTACCACGACGCGGTTTAATGGTACAGACATCTTATCCGAATCTGGAGTAACAACTGGCTTTCAAAATTTCTCAGGTGGATTCGACTTCGCTGGGGGATTGACATCATTGATAGTAGAAGTAGGCGGTCGCGATATTAATTTAGCTATCGGGCCGTTATTTGATGATGTGACAGTTAATGTTTTATATAATGTTGTAAATACAATCGTAACACAACAAATAACAAGTATTGAAACATTTATTGCAACAGTAGGTGTTGCTGACCCAGATATAATAGACGTTGCTAGCGATGTTTTTGAAAACAATGATATTACCGCAGGTCCAGAGGGTGAAATTTCAATAACACCAATAGGACCTACAAATAATGGACCTGATGATGGCCCATCAATGGCATCAGTAGAACTTGAAATTCAAACAGAAATGCAAGCCCCTGAAATTGCAGCACCTGTTGTACAGCCAGTTGCACCTCCACCACCACCTGAAATGCAGACAGCAGAAGCTTCTGTAGAGACGGAAATTCAAGCGGAGATGCAAAATGCAGGACCAGAACAAGTGGATCTGGCACCGGATCCTAACGGATCGCAAGAAACGGCGAGTGGACCAAGCTCTCAGGAAAGCTCAGTTTCAGAGCCTGAAGCAGGAGACGGAGAGCAGCCTAGCACAAAAAATGCTAGTGAAGATTCATCAGAACCGGCGCCGGCGAAAACAGAGGTAGCAAAAGCTGAACCAAAAGAACCTGAGCCAGAAGCTACTGAAGAACAGACTGAGGAACCAAAAGCTGAGCCTAAGGAGTCTAAAGCAAAAGAAGAAAAAACTAGCGATAAGCCAAAAGCTGCAGTAAAAAAGGAACAGGCAAAGGAGCAAAAGGTTGAGAAGAAAACCGCTGCTAAACCTAAAGCAAAAACTAAGGCACAGAAAAAACAAGCTGCAAAGGAGAAAGCAGCTAAAAAGATTGTTAAAAAAATGGGGGATAAAGGAAAATATTCAAACGCCAACCAGGCAAAGACATTAGTTGTTATGCAGGTATTAGGAAATACCAGAACATTTTTTGACAACCAAATTGCGTTACCAGACGCAACACAATTTTATACACCAACTCAAATTCCCGGTGGGAAGATAAGCGATAATGAACTAGGAAGCTTTATGTTTAATGATGCTAATGTGGGACATAATGCATTAACGGGAATGCAGTACAAATAAGAAAGGAAAAGGGTTAATCCAATGGAAGCATTAATTTTAGCAATAGGAGCTAAAACATGCTGCATTATGGCGTCGGGTGTAGGTGGAATGTGTAACTGGGCAGTTAATAAAACTATTAAATGGGTAGATCTGCTTTTAGCAGTTCTTGTTGGATGGATAGCCGCGGAATTTTTTATTCCACCCATCATGAAGCATTTTGCATTAGATATAGTTTGGGGTCCGGCTATAGCATTTATAATAGGGTATTGTGGTATTAGATTACTGCCTGTACTCGAGGAACGAGCTAAGGGGATGATTAGAGGAGGAAAGTAATGGCTGATGACGGCAAAACAGAAGTAGAGTTTGCCGGTGTCAAATTTCGAGGTGGGAAGATATTCATAGTGGTTACAGCATTGACGACACTGGGAGGAGGTCTATTTGCAGGATTCGAATTCTACAAAGACTATATGAACATGCGCGCAAAAATTGAATCTTACACGGCCCCCGACCTGTCGGGCTTTGATAAGAAACTATCTGTATTACGCGCAGATATGAATGCATTGCAGAAGATTGAAAAGGTGATCGAAGATTCTGCTATACAGACTAGAGATGAGGCCAGAGTAATTAAGAACGATCTCAAGGGTGAGATTGTTCGTACAGAAAGGCTAGTTGAGAGTATAGAACGAAGAGTGAAAGGTATACAAGATTCAACTCGTAAGATGATTGACAAGGAGAATGATCGTAACGATAAGATTAGAGAGCGTATTCAAACACGGATGGATAATCTAGATGATACGTTGACTAATAAGATGAAGGCTCTTGAAAAGGATACGAACGACAAGATAAATAAAGCATTAAAGAATCCTTTATCAAAACTACAAGGCGGTGGATAATGATTGAATCAATTGTATCAGCATGGAACTATATAACATATAGTTATCTAATCATGTATATTGATAAACAGACAATGGGATTTATTTGCTAATGAAAATCGCGCTGCTGCAAGCAGTGGTTGTATTATTTCCTACTTATCTTGTCGCATATTTTACAGAGAAGATGGTATATACAATCCCTATGCTTGCAGCAGCTAGTTTTATAGCAGCATCATTAAAAAAAGAAGACATCCAACGTAAAGTGGAAGAAGACGGATTTAGAAAGGATGGAAAAGACGATGGTTGATTATGAAGTGCATGATGATTTGATAGATGATGAAATAAGAGAAAATGTTTACCAGTGGTCCTTGGATCAGAACTTCTATTGTAATCACAACAACATACCTCCAATTAAATACAAACCTAACCGAGATGGGATCCATTTGAATACGCCATGGTATGGCGATGTTGATCCTGAAGGTAAAATCAAAGACCAATTGCAGACTACGATGTATCGAATTCCATGTGGATGGGATAACGATTCGTGCCATTTATCATCTAAGCCTGTATGGGAATTGTGGAAACTACTAAACGATAAGTTGTTTGATAGTAAAGCAACTCTTGATGGTCCTGGTGAAGGCATATCGGGATCTAATATAAACCGCGAGAGAGAACCAGAAGATTGGGAACGGTTTGGTCTAAGTAATGTGCATCAAATAGGTGCAATCAATAAAAGAGGGTGGACATCGTTCATCAATGCAAGGTGGGCTTCAAATAGCGGTGATCGCAACAATGCAGTAATCAATAATGGGTTCGGTCAACGGATAGGTTTTATTCATAAAGACACGAGAAAGAATTGGGACAAAAAGCCAGGACGATTTGTAACTGTATTATTGAATCTTAATCCTGTATGGAAAGCCGATTGGATGGGAGAACTATTACTATTTGATGATGATTGGCCATCTGTCGTAATCCCTCACAAACCTGGCTCTGTTGTAGTGTTTGATCATATGACAAGCCATAGGACACTGAAGCCTGCCATAACAGCGCCAGAGATGTCATATAAAGCAGCCTTCAGAGCTTCAATTTTATAAATAATTGAACATAACAACCTGTTAGCTCGAGGGAAACCAGGATGAAATCCGTTGTATTTACATTTGGGCGTATGAACCCGCCCACCGCAGGACACGCAAAGCTCGTGGAAAAAATGCGGAAAGAAGCCCGCACAAACCGGGCCGATGTAAAAATATACTTGTCTCATTCACAAGACAAGAAAAAGAATCCCCTCGACTATAAATCAAAAATAAAGCATGCCAAACGAGCATTTGGTAATCGCACCGTTGTTAATTCCCGATCTAAAAATGTGGGCCAAGTTGTCCAAGAATTAGATAAGAAATACGATAACTGTACTATGGTTGTCGGTAGCGATCGTGTGGATGAATTTAAGAAAATGCTTGAAACATATAACGGCAGGGATTGGAATTTCGATAAAGTTAAAGTGGTTAGTGCCGGAGACCGAGATCCGGACGGAGAAGGAGTATCAGGAATGTCAGCAACAAAAATGCGAGACTCTGCAGCTAAGGGTGATTTTAATACCTTCAAACGAGGTGTAGCGCCAGGCGTTGATGCAGATGCTTTATATGATGATGTTCGTAACGGAATGGAAATTATAGACATGGAAGATGAATTTCATGAAGAAGATATTTCCGATGAAGAATTAGATTTATTTGTTGAGTTTTTGGATTTAGAAGAACTTGATGAAGAGCTCGATTCTGATGACGAACTTGGATACTTGGAAGAAATGTTTGATGAAGCTCTTAGTTTCCAGCAACGTATTAAACGTGGACGACTAATGAGACGACTCGCACCAAGGATGAAACGATTACGTAAGATGCGTAAATTTAGAATGGCCCCTAAAAGTCGCCTTGAATATAGAGCAAAGAAATCTGCAATTAATTTTATGCGTAAACGTTTAGCTGGTGATCGTGGTGCTAACTATAAAAATCTATCAATCGCTCAAAAAATATCTATCGATAAAATGTTAGATAAGCGCCGTGGTTCAGGTATACTAAAACGAATTGCAAGACGCCTTATGCCAAAAATTAGGAAAAAAGAAATGAACAGATTAAAATCCGTGCGCAAGGCACGCAGTCAAAAAGAACAAGCACTTGATCATTTCATTGCAATGCAGGAGCTCGAAGAAGCGCGCCGTGGACGACCTAAGAAAAATCCAACAGGCGACGAAGATGAAGGTATTGAAAACTTCATCATGCAGCTGCGTAAGGTAATATCGTTGCGAGGAATGAAACCAGTTGAGTTTGAAGATGGCAAAAAGGTTAAACTTACTGTTCCACAGGCTCAGGCAGCAATGTCGTTATACAATAAAGCCCGTACATCTATTGATAAAGGCCGGGTAATGAATCATATGGCAATGAGTAAGAAAGAATTTGATAATGCGTTAAAGGGTAAAAATCCGCCTAAGAAAATGAATCCTCTTACATTTAAGATGGAAGGCGTCGAAGAAGCTACCCAGAAACCATATGTTTCTTCTGATAGGGACGGACATCATGTATTAGACGCGACCGGTAGTGTTCACAAATCATTTCCTAAAAATAGTGCTGGTATGAAAGCTGCTCAGCAACATATGAATAAGCATTACGATAAGCTTAAAGAAGGTGGAATGAAGCGAACGGCTTCTGGTGATGGTACAAAAACATTTAAGAAAAAACCAGTTAAAACAGATGAAGCCCCTCTACCACAAGGCCGCCCACGACCAGAACAATCTTGGGATAAGAAAGATGGATGGAAACATTTCGTCAAACAGAAAAAGAAAGCTGGTACTTCATCATCTGCTACATTAAATAATTCTGTTGATGAGGCAACAGTAAATACTAATAGCACACCTTTTCTAGATCTAATGCGTCTAATGGATAAAGCCATGAATGAAAAACCTGGCTCAAAGAACCAACAAAAATATACTAAGGAAATTGAAAAGGTTAAAAAATCACTTGGCTTGAAAGAAGCTGCACCACTACCAACCGAAAAACAGCAGGCAGGTGCAGATAGAATTAAGGCTAATATTGTTAAGAAAAAAATACAACAGGCAGTGCAAGATGAAGATATCGAACGCGCTGCTGATCAAAAACGTGTTAAAATTAAAAAGCCTGACGGAACTTATGTATGGCAAAATCGTAAAGCTGCAATAGATATTGGTAAAGGGAAAATGGAATCCCGAACACCAATTCCAAGTGCATTAAAAGATCGCCAGCAGGATCAGAAAGATCGCCTAGACAATCGCGAAAAACAAATGCGTGTTAGGCATCAGCGTCAGCGTAATAGAGCCGCAATGGCAAATGTAAGAAAAAAGAATGCTAGTGAGGCACTGGAAAAGAAAGCAAATGAAACCGGTATAAAATTATCGATTATCGAACAGATATATAATGATGGAGTTAGAATGCATGATCTGTCGTCAGATAAGACATCACAGCAAGTTGGATTCGATAGAGTTAATGCGTATATAGCGCAAGTAAAAGAAAATGAAATAGGAACAGCTGAATTGCGCGATAAGTACGCTTCAGAAACGCCGGGCCAGAATCCAGGTGGTATTAAAGTAGCATTTAAAGATTACGTTCATAAACCAGAGATTGCCCCTACAGCACGGCAAATCCAGCAACAGGAGAAAAAGAATGGCTGAATATAGATCACTAGAACATCAGATCCGGCTGATGAACGAGGCCAAAAAGCTGGATCCCGTAGACCCTGAAGAACTTAAAGGTAAGCACGACGATCGTGAAGATGGAGACATCGATAACGATGGCGATAAAGATAAATCCGATAAGTTCCTTCATAAGAAACGTAAGGCCATATCTAAAGCCGTTAAAGGCGATAAGGATAAAGAAGAAATAGATATGGATCCTAAAATTGATGAGATAAATGCAAAGAATGCTCGCAAAGCCGATAAGACAGGTGGCGAAGATCCGATGCAGAAAATTAAAGAAGATGAAGAAGTTGAGGAGTCGATTAAAAAATTGGATGCGAAAGATAAGGATCTCATTAAGAAAGCAATGGGACCTAAAAAGGATGCTAATGTTAGGCCACTTATCAAGCTTGCTAAGATGAAAAAAGAAAGCTGGCGCGTAAGTAAAAAGACAAACGCATCTCATTACGATATGTTTTTAGAAGCTTTAGATGCTGAGGTTGAAGTAGAATTATTCGAAAAGACCAAAGAAGAAATTGTCAAAGCAATGAAAAAGAATTCGGACTTTGAAAAACGTTATGGCGATCGAGCCGATCAGGTTAGGCACGCCACGGCAACTAAATTAGCCACCGAAGAGATTGCGTGGGATATTATTAAAGAAAATCAAAAAGCTGGTTATTCCGGTAAGAAAGGACCATTGCCTAATCCAAGCCCATCAATGAATAAAGAGGCCGAATTACCTCGTCAATTGAAAGACAAGAAAAAAGAGATGATGGTTAAACACAAGAAATCCGGTGTTAAGGTAATTGATAAAAAACAATGGCCTCAGCATAAAGCAATGGGTTATTTCCCTGCAGAAGAAACTGAAGTTGATGAATCAACTAAAGATTCTCATGACCATATCTATCCCAAGAAGCAGGCTATTAAATGGAAAGTTAAACCTCCTGCGGGTACTAAAAATGTTCATCCAGATTCACCGTACCTCAAGAAAGAGGAAACTGAAGTTGATGAGGATTATAAAGAAAGTGTACAAGAAGGTACATGGCATTTACCTAAAGGCAATGACTTGATGAAGTTAAGGAAATTGATGAAAAAACCAATTCCTGTTGGTAATCAAGACAAAGTTGAACAGAAAAAGGCCGTCGATGATGTACCGATTGGGGATGATGAGTTGTATGATGATTACTATACATTGTACAAGAAAAAAGGTAAAAATGCAGATGCCCGCGATGTTATTAAGAAAGCAATGAAACGTCTTGGAATCAGAGAAGAGGTCGTTGCAGGTGATTTATATGCAGCCTTCATTTCTGACGAATTAAAGAATAAATAAATAATAACACTATTGAATCATTTTATTATGCCGAGTAGGAAAACCGAAAAGCGAAAAGGAGAAACCCATGTGGGATTTTAGAAACGAAAGCACCCATCCCGCAGCAGGTGCGAACAATGCTGCAGGACGTATTGCTGGTTACCAGCCCTATTATTTCTTGGGCCGGGATAGCGACAATGCGTATAAGCGTAACGTCATTAAAACCGATAAAGGTTGGGTACGTCGTCAGACTAATTCTGGACGGATCCGCGACGAAGTTCTCGTTGCTGCTGGCAGCAAAGAATCTGGTGGAGTACCAGACGTTGCTCAGATCTATGTAAGTGGATCGCCAGTAGGTAATACGAACGCCAATGTATATGTTGTCTTCAATGAGCCTGTACAGTTTGTAGGTGGTAATAGTGGTAACAACCTATCTATTACGATTGCTAATACAGCTGGCGGTAACCATGCCGTTGCTATTTGTAACAGTAACCCAGTGGCAAACCCAGCAATTAATGCTAATAACACTTTGGTCTTCGTATATAAGACACAAGGCGGAACAGCTGGTAGTGGTGCTGCTTCTGGTACATACCAAGTTAATGCACAATCAATCACGGTTGTCGGTGGCGGAGCTTCGCTCTGTGCTTGGGGTAATACCGATGCTGGTTCTTCCAGACGTTTTGCTAATCTAGTAATCACCGGTGCAGTATCTAACAACATGAGCACTTGGACGGTTGCGAGCGCTTAATTTTAACGTAGGGGAGGCTTAACATGGCAGACCAAAAAGTAACACAGCTAACGTCTCTGACGACGTCTGCGAGTGAGGATTTACTTTTGATCGTTGACGATCCGAATGGTACTCCTGCGTCTAAGAGCATTACGTTAAAAAATCTGTTTGGGGCAGTGCCGGCTAATACTGTTATTAACCGGCTTACTGTCAACGCCAATACTACATTGAATGGTAGCAATACAACTGTTACTGCCAATCTAAATAGTACAGGAGTAACAACTCTTAACCAATTGGTAGTAGCAAACAATGTAATGAGAATTTCGACTCGATCAACACCGAGTTCGAATACCGACACGGGAACACACGGACAGATTAAATTTGATACCGATAACATTTATGTTTGTGTAGCTAACAATATATGGAAGAAGGCAGCATTGAGTAGTTTCTAAATTATGTTTGAAAATATTGATGATTCCAATTTTAGTATGATCGCAATGAAGTTTTATGATAATCCACAGTGCATGGATCTCTTAGAATTTCAGGATGATTTGAACCGTATTAAGTATATTAAAAGACTTTTTCGAAGATACCGGGAAACTGGTGAATTGAAAGAACGCTTAATACTTAATCATCTTATTGTATTATACAATGTGTTTGAACCAACTGCTTGTACGAAAATGCTGGTTTTTAAGTTATATGAATACCTAGATTTCTTGAAGCCATTCTTGATTTATATAAATTACTGGCCAACACAAATTACTGGGATAGGTTTTGAAGGGATCACTGTTAAAGATGATGAGGTGGAACTTAATGCATTAATAGTCGAACGTCTGAGGGAAATCTAATGGCACGTGCAAGCGATGTAGTTTTTACATATGCGTTTTTAAAACGGCTGGTAACTCCATTTAATGAGATGGAAGCCCATAGACTTGGTCTAATTGATGCAAACGGTAAAAAAATACGTAACGCAAAGACAGAGGCTGAGAAGAATGCATACGGTTATTTCGACCGTATGGTTGTTAATCTCAAAAGATTACTAGCAAAAATTCCTGGAGGCCAATCTAGGATAGCCAACTACGCAGCAGCTTTATTGTTACTACGAGAAAACGATTTAGAACAATATTCAGATAACGATCTTAAAGCACTATTAAAACACGAAATTAATGAATTAAAAGAATCATCACATAAACCATGGATTGATTTAAGAGAAGAAGTACCTACAAATGCTACAGGTGCTGCCGTAGTTGGCACTGGTTCTGATAAGGTTCATTGGGCGCCAGCCCATCCAACCAATAAACGTAAGAGAAATAAGGTCGATGGCTTGGCATTCCTTCGCCGCCGTCGATATGAAGAAAAGAAAGCACAACAGTCTACAGCGGATAAATTAATTAAGAAGGCTAAACAACAAGCCGCATCGCGAGGTTAATTATGGGATTAAAATTGGCAGGTGTTATGTTAGTATTGATGATAGCTATGGGTGGTATGGGATATTGGTATTATAATGATACACAAGAAAAAATGGCTATACTACACTCAAATAATGCAAAGCTGGAAACAGCTGTAACAATTCAAAAACAAACAATCGAACAAACAAAGAAAGATCTTCGTCTAGCTCATGACGTTGCTACTGATGCTATGAAGAAGTTCGAAGAGTCGCGTAAGCAGACCGAAGAGATGAACAAGAAGTTCAACAAGGTCAGTAAGCTATTAGGTGCTCGTGATATTGGTAAATTGGCGCAAGCAAAGCCAAGGCCAATACAAAAGATTATTAACAAGGGTAGTAGCAATATGATGAGATGCTTTGAAATCTTGTCTGGCAAACCCCTGACGGAGAAAGAAGCAAATGCGGATAGGAAATCTAAGATCAACACTATGTGCCCCGATATTGCTAATCCTAGCTACACTCCTAGTCAGTAGTTGTAGTTCTGTTAAGCAAATAGAGATTGCTAGTGTTCCTATTGAAAGAGTTCCTTTGGATCTTCCGGGTGTTGATCCTTTAGAGCTTGAACAGATCCAGTGGTATATTGTCACCAAAGAGAACATTGATAAGGTGATGGCCGAACTGGAGAAGAAAGGCTATGAAACTGTTATTTTCGGATTAACAGATAAAGGATATGAGATTCTAGCGCTAAATATGGCTAAGATTAAACAGCTTACATCACAACAGAAAGCTAAGATCGAAGCATACGAAAAGTATTACAAGTCACAGAATGAGAAACTTGATCGATTAGAAACAGAGCAACAAGAAAAGATCAAGGAAGCTGAAAAGAAAAATAAAGAAGCCGAAAGCAAAGGATTGTTAGACGGCGTCACCAATTTATTCGGGAGCAAGAAGAGATGAGTTGTAAATTTAATGGAAAGATCAGCGCTGAGTTTACACCACCTAAAACTTGGGTGTTGGAAAAGAGCTTATCTTTTACCGTCAAGGGTCATGGTATTACCTCTGATGATATAGCACTATTACAGGAAGTAGGTGCTAATATTACTAAGACAGGCAGAGTTACTTGTAAAAAAGGTATGAAAACAGATCTAGCATCAGTCCCCCGCGTTGTGTGGAATGTTATCGCGCCATGGGATGTTGCCAGAGCAGCAGTTATTCATGATCATCTATATGCAGTATTGCGTAAGTATTATGATAAAAATTGTCGCACTGGTGATCCGGGTGGTTTTAGTAAAACGAAATGGGTCAGGGCCCGTGCTTTATCGGATAAGATTTTTCTGTTAGGTATGCATGCTGCTGATCCAAAAGTCGCTGGATTTAAAAAGTATTCTGCTTATTGGTCTGTTAGATCTTTTGGAATGTTTCCAGCGAGTAAAAAAGATGCCGAATAAACCTAAGGACTATATTATAGACACACAAGGTTATACTCAACGAGATTGGGATCGTGTAGTAGGATGGGGTAAAGTGCCTGAAGAGTATAAAAGAAAGCCTACAGAGGAACGATCAGATGTGGAATCCGATATCAAATAAAAATAATTGGGGCAAAGACTCTATGGTTCAACATGCAAGAGATCTTTCATACTGGGATCTCAAAGGCATGAAACAATCTATTACCAACGCACAGGAATTGTTTAATAAAGAACTCCCATTATATGATACATTATATTTACTTAAAATTATTGACTACGGTCAATTGCAAAGACGATACAAAGGGGTTCATTAATGTGGTTTTGGTTAATTTCTAATATTGCAGGTAGTATATTAGGCAGTGCAGCAGATAGTTGGTTCGCAGATACTAAATGTGGAAAATGGTTTTATCGAACCGTTGATAACGTGTTTACTTGGAGTGCCAAAAAACTAAATATTAAAATTCTTAAGGATGAGGAAAAGTGGCGAAAGAAACACCCTCATGTCGCCGGCGAGCTTGATAACTTAAAAGAAAGAATAAAAAGGCTAGAGAACAATGGCGGACACTGAATCTAAAGTTGAAATAGAAATACTTAAAAGAGATATTGATGCTGTCGTAGGACTAGCAGATAAATTTGATGTTGCTATTGATCGCCTATCGGAAGTATCAATTAATATTGAAAAGATGCTCGCCGTACATGAGTCAAGACTCCAAACAACCGAAAAACAGAACGAAATTATACATCAAAGAATTACTGATTTTAAAAAAGATATTTCGGATAAAATTGATAATCTCCGCGAAGAAAATGAAATACAGCACAAAGAAGTTAGCGAACGAATCGCCCGCCTAGAAAAATGGAAATGGTTTGTTGTTGGTATCGGCGCAGCAATCGGATTTCTCATGTCAACAATTATTTCTCTTAAAGACTTGTTTAATTAAGTCATCTGTGTTATAATTTAATATATTAAAATTGTGATGAGTATGTGAAGAATGCTTTGGTTAGACCATAAGTACGCTGGTTTATGTTCCCCTAGATTAGAACGATTTTCAAAGAAGGGCGATGACCTTTATAATTTTCGTTGCCCTTTTTGTGGCGATTCCCATAAGAATAGATTTAAAGCAAGGGGATATCTTTATAAAACGAAAAGCGGCTTATCATTCAAATGTCATAACTGTGGCCACGGAACAAATATGCATGGTCTATTGAAAGAGGTTGATCCACTCTTAGTCAAGCAGTATAATATAGAAAAGTATAAAGAAGGGCAAGGAAGAAATAGACCAGAAGCAGCTAACAATGAATTAGATTTTATCCCTAAATTTAAACCTAAAATGAAGTGGGATTTTTTAATCTCGCTAGAAGATTTAGACTCTAATCATCCTGGCCGCGAATACATTAGGAACAGACAGTTACCAGAATCTGAATTGCTATGGGTGGATAATGTTCAAAGCTTAGAACAATTATCACCTGAATATGAAGACCGTATAATAGGTACTGAGGGTCGTATAGTTATACCGTTTAAGAACGAACAAGGTATATTTGCTTTTCAGGCCCGTGCTATTGATAATAATCGCTTCAGGTATATGACGATTAAGCTTACTAAAGACGAGCCTTTAGTATATGGTATGGATAAAATAAATCGTAAAGAACGAGTATATGTCACTGAAGGCCCATTTGATTCTATGTTTTTACCTAATGCAGTAGCTGTAGGAGGTGCTGACTTATCACGGGCATTACACAAATTAGATAAAACGCGGACTACACTTGTATTCGATAATACGCCACGGAATAAAGAGGTAGTCAAAATAATGGAAAAGGCAGAGCAGGGTGGATATTCTGTCTGCGTGTGGCCAAAAGAAATTGAAGAAAAGGATATTAATGAAATGATACTTGCAGGTTATAAGGCTGCTGAAATCCTAGAAATTATAAATCAAAATACTGCTTCAACTCTTAAACTCAAATTAGCTATTACAGATTGGAAAAAGTGCTGATGATTACTGCGTCCTTGATTGATCATATGGGTTCCGATCTTACTGTTGTTAATGCGGCGCGGGTTTCCTTTGCAAAAGAACATAAAGAATTTGATAATAAGGGTGATACAAGACTTATTAAGTATCTAGCTGAACATAATCACTGGAGTCCTTTTGGGCATGCTTCTATGCAATTCCATATCAAGGCTCCTGTTTTTGTTGCCCGTCAATTAGTAAAACATCAGGTAGGGTTAACATGGAATGAGGTGTCTAGACGATATGTCGATGATGAGCCGGAGTTCTATAACCCCACAGAATGGAGATTGGCAGCAGCCGATAAGAAACAAGGTTCCTCTGATGAGACTATAGAATATCACTTAGGCTCTACATTGGAATTTGTTAAAACAACCTATACTAATATGCTGCGTTTAGGTATCGCACCTGAAATGGCTCGTATGGTATTACCGCAATCAATGATGACTGAATGGTATTGGAGCGGAACATTATATGCTTTTGCTCGTGTCTGCAACCTTCGGTTAAAAGACGATGCTCAAGTAGAAACTCGAATTGTCGCTCAACAAATTTCCGATGCGGCGCAGGAACAATTTCCAGTTAGCTGGATTCATTTAGTAAAATAAGGATAGGAAATGGACGTACAGGGAATCTTAGTTGATCCCAATAGGGATAATTTATTCGATGAGATCGGAATTACTCGACTCAAGGAATCATATATGTTGGATACAGAACAGTCGCCACAAGAACGATTTGCATTTGTATCTAAAACATTTGGTAGTAATCCTGAGCATGCACAACGCTTATATGATTATAGTAGTAGGCATTGGTTGTCGTATAGTACACCAATCTTAGCGTATGGTAAAACGCAAAGGGGCTTACCTATTTCTTGTTATTTGAATTATATTGAAGATAGTGCGGAAGGCCTTGTTGATACATTATCTGAAACTAATTGGCTGTCTATGTTAGGTGGTGGAGTTGGTATTGGATTTGGTATGCGTTCAGCTGATGAAAAATCAACAGGTGTTATGCCTCATCTAAAAATGTATGATGCTTCTTCACTTGCTTACAGGCAGGGAAAGACACGCCGTGGATCTTATGCCGCTTATCTTGATGTCTCCCATCCTGACATTCTTCTTTTTCTTGAGATGCGTAAAGCAACCGGTGATCAAAATTTTCGTTGTCTGAATCTGCATCACGGAATCAATATTTCAAATAAGTTTATGGAAATCATTGAGTCTTGTATGGTAGAACCTGGTGTGCCAGATGATTGGGATTTAATTGATCCACATAACGGAGACGTCCGCGAAACAGTATCAGCAAAGGAAATATGGCAACGTATTCTTGAAATGAGAATGCATACAGGCGAACCATATCTGCATTTTATTGATACAAGCAACGAGCATCTTCCACAATTCCTTAAAGATAAAGGGCTCACAGTTAATCAAAGCAATCTATGCAGTGAAATTATTCTACCGACAAGTAGGGAGAGAACTGCGGTATGTTGCCTGTCTTCTTTGAATCTTGAATATTATGATTCATGGTCAAAAGATAAACAATTTCTTCGTGACGTAGCTGAAATGTTGGATAATGTATTAAACGTGTTCATTGATACTGCACCTAAAGCGATTCACAAAGCAATCAATAGCGCTCAACAGGAAAGAAGTATTGGTGTCGGTGCTCTAGGTTTTCATGCTTATCTTCAAAAGAAAGGTATGGCATTTGAAGGAGCACTAGCTAAATCTGCTAATATGCGAATGTTTAAACATATTAGAAAGGGTTTAGACGAAGCTAATAAAGCACTTGGAAAAGAACGTGGTGAGGCTCCTGATGCAGAAGGAACAGGACAGCGGTTTAGCCATTTAATGGCAGTAGCTCCTAATGCATCTTCATCTATCATTATGGGTAATACATCACCATCGATTGAGCCATGGCGTGCTAATGCTTATAGGCAGGATACAATTTCTGGTTCTAATCTTAATAAAAACAAATTCCTGGATAAACTTATCAAGGAAAAGTGCGAAGAAGATAGTAAATTAAATTACGACAAAATATGGTCTACTATCATTGCAAATGACGGTAGTGTTCAGCACTTGAAATGTTTAGACGAAAATGAAAAAGCCATATATAAAACTAGTATGGAAATTGATCAACGCTGGGTTATAGAGCATGCAGCTGACCGGCAAAAATCTATTGATCAATCTCAATCTGTAAACCTGTTTTTTAGACCCGATGCGGACATTAAATATGTCCATGCAGTTCATTTTTCCGCATGGAAGCAGGGCCTGAAGACATTGTATTATTGTCGATCTGAGAAAATAAGGAAGGCCGATAAAGTCTCGCGAAAAATCGAGCGAGATATTATTAAGGAAATCGATTTTAATGCAATCGTCAATCAAGAAGAATGCCTAGCCTGCGAGGGATAAATGACCAAGATACTTAAAGTAACCGATGAACGAAATTATTTCAAACCTTTTCATTACCCATGGGCCTATGATTTTTGGCTGCAGCACGAACAATCGCATTGGATTCATACTGAAGTCCCAATGCTGGAGGACGTAAAGGATTGGAAGAACCGTCTTTCAAGCGAAGAGAAATTTTTCTTAACTAATATCTTTCGCTTCTTTACGCAAAGTGATTTGGATGTTGCGGGAGGTTACGTTAATAATTATTTGCCATATTTCCCACAGCCAGAAGTTCGTATGATGTTGATGGGATTTGCAGCTCGTGAAGCTTTACATGTTGCAGCGTATAGTCATCTTATTGAAACTTTAGGTATGCCTGAATCAACATACAATGAATTTTTAGAATACGATGCTATGCGTGAGAAGCATGAATATTTTCATAGTAAAATTATGAACGGTGCTTATGTACCAGTTAAAATTGCTGCAATCAGTGCCTTCACGGAAGGCCTTGCGTTATTCAGTTCTTTTATTATGTTGCTTAATTTTCCTCGTATGGGTAAAATGAAAGGCATGGGACAAATTATTACATGGTCAATCGTTGATGAAACATTGCATACAGAAGGATTGATCAGGCTATTTAGAACCTATGTTGAAGAGCATCGCGAGATCTGGAATGACGATACTAAAGGCCAGATATATACTATAGCAACCAAGATGGTTGAGCTAGAGGATAAGTTTATTGAACTCGCCTTTAAAATGGGGGCAGTGGACGGCTTAACACAAGACGAGGTTAAAGAATATATTAGATATATCTGCGACCGTAGATTGATAAGTATGGGCATGAAGGGGATTTATAAAGTAAAAGAAAATCCTTTGCCATGGGTGGAAGAAATGATAAACGCACCGACACATACTAATTTCTTTGAAAATAGAGCAACAGATTATGCAAAAGGTGCCTTGTCAGGCAATTGGTCGGAAGTATGGCGCTAACAAAAGAAGCACGCTACCATTCCTTGTATATGGATATAGCAAATCGGGTAGGGCAAATGTCCCATGCTCGTCGTAAACAGGTAGGTGCTGTAATTGTCAAGGATGGTAGAATTATCAGCATGGGTTGGAATGGTATGCCAACTGGCTGGGATAATAATTGCGAGAAAGTAATAAGCGAGCCATTTTTACCAGAGACAGAACATTTAGAAACACGCGATGAAGTCCTTCATGCTGAGAGTAATGCTATTGCTAAACTTGCTAAAAGTAATGAATCGGGGGATGGATCTGTGATATACATATCATGTGCACCGTGTATAGATTGTGCTAAGTTAATTTTACAGACAGGTATATCAGAAGTGTTTTACGGAGAATTGTATAAAAATAATTATGGCATTAATTTTTTAGAAACATCAAATATACCCGTCCATAATTTAGGAGCGGAAATTTGCCCGAAGTAGAAAAAGAAAAGATAGTCTGTGATGACTGTGGTGCTGACTATATGATATCATGGAATACTGAAGAAACAGATCAAACGAATCCATTTTACTGCGCGTTTTGTGGTAGCGAGATAATTATGGTTGAGGAGTATGATAACGACGATGATGATTGGGATGATTCGGATTTTGATGATGAAGAAGAATGGGTCGAATAATTACATACGAAAATCCATGGTTGTTTAATGGACAACCATTTAATTCGGAGGATATAGGAAATCATGTCGGGTTCGTCTATGTTATTCGTAAGGATGATGCAGATGGTAAGTCATACATCGGCAGGAAGTATTTTTGGAATATCCGAAAAAAGCCTGGCGCGAAAAAAGGCGCGCGCCGAATTAAGAAAGAGAGTGATTGGAAAGATTACTACGGTTCTTCGGAAAGGCTTAAAGAAGACGTTGACTGCTTTGGGCAAAGGTGTTTTAGACGAGAGATAATCTCATTACATAAAACACGTGGTGATGTGAACTATACAGAAACCAAACTGCAGTTTGCATTAAATGTATTAGAAGACGATAAATATTATAATGATAATATTTTAATTAAGTATAAAAGGCGACCTGAACATATAATGGAAGCGAGGGTGATAAATGATGACTGGCGCAGATACTTTTGATTACAAGGATGAAAATCATCCGCATGAATCATGGGATCAATTCCTGGTCCGTAAACTCAAAGAACAACGCATAGAAAATCCAACCAAACCAATTGGAGAGCATCTTGGTGGGCATCTTGAAAAGACCCATATGGACCGAGGCGCTTTTACGTTCCTGAAAGATATTGTAGGCCCTGAAATAGGTATTAAAAAAGTAGAATCATTTATCGATATTGGCTGCGCAACAGCTGGTATGGTTCAGTTTGCTATGGATAAAGGATTGAATGCTGTTGGTGTAGATGGTGATTATCAAGTACCTAAAGAAGAAAAAGCTCCGGTAATTATTCACGATTTTGTAACAGGTCCATTGAATTTAGATTGGTATTTTGATATTGGATGGAGCGTGGAATTCGTTGAGCATGTCGAAGAAGAATATTTAGATAACTGGATGTGTATTTTCGAGAAATGTCGAATGGTTGCTATAACATACGCTCCGCCGGGCTGGCCTGGACATCACCATGTTAATTGTCAGGAAGAATCATATTGGGTAGAAGAGTTCGGTAAACGGTTGTTGAAATATGATGAGGAAACAACTATGAGGATGCGCGAAGCCTCAAACATGAGAAAACCGTTTATGCAAAACAGGGGGCTGTTCTTTTTTAACGAAAGAGATATATAATGTTAGGAGAAATAAAATGAGTGGAATTATAAAGGCATTAGAGCAAAAGTACTTAGCAGAGATTGCAGAAGGCGAAGCAAATATCGGAGTGTATATTGCTAACCCAGCCGGAATAGGTGAACATCCAGATCTTGTGGCAGCAGTGGATACACAAGTTGCAAGAGTTGCAGAAGCACATGATAAACTCGAAATTATACGAGAGAAATACCTATGATCAAAATATTCATCGGTTCTTCAAGCAACGGAGAAGATGCTGGTATAGAATGTGTCTATGAATATAGCTTGCGTAAACATGCAACAGATGATATAGAAATTGTATGGATGCGCCAAACACCAGACGAAAATGATTTTTGGTATAATGATGCTACAATACATTGGTCAACACCATTTAGTGGCTATAGGTGGTTTATACCTGAATATTGTGATTTTAAAGGCAAAGCAATTTATACAGATTGCGATATGATTAATTTGCATGATATTAAAGAATTGTGGGATACACCTTTAGATGGCAAGCCTATAGGAGCTCGCCGTGGCCAGCGTTTTGGTGGCCATGAATTCTGTGTTATGTTAATCGATTGTGCTGCTATGGAAGATCATGTAGTTCCTATAAGACGTCAAAAGCACAATACAGAATTTCATCACCGCATGATTAAAAAATTTAGCGGTAATGGTGATCTAGTAAAAGATATAGATCCTAGATGGAATTGTCTTGATGGCGAAGACTTTGGTATTGGGGAAATTAAACAATTACATTATACTAATATGGCTACGCAGCCTTGGCGCCCTGAATGGTATAACGGCCCGCAGAAGGAACATCCTCGCGAAGATATCAAACAACTTTACTATGATTGGTTGGATGAAGCCGTTGCAGAAGGATTTATTCCTACCCCTCCTGAAAAGGTGATAGATAATTATGCGATTATCGGAAGATGATATTAAACACCTAAAGTTCTTATGGCGAAAAGGTATTTCACACCGCAAGCCATATTATATTGGAACAAAGGTTAAGGTTGGCGAGTTGATAACAACAACTTTCTACCCTGAACTTGAAGATTGGGTAAGAGGTAAATTTGGTATAAGAGGCGCAATAGGCGGGCAGATTGCTCGGTTAACGAAACCACTTAGCGTTCACGCTGATGTTTTATTTGATGTACAAAATCATTTTACGCGCAGCATGCCATCTACTACAAAATATGTAGTTTTAGATACTGATGCCTTAGCTCCAATGTATACTGTTCTTTTTAAACAGTACGTTAACCGCGACGAATGGACAGGATTAAAAGACGGTATACATGCAATTCAAGGTTTAACCGCTACGCCTTTAATGGAAGGGTATCCACATGAAAAACGAACCTTCTCACATCTTTTAAAGAAGTCAAGAGAAATTGGACTTACAATTGATCGAAAGATTGGTTTAGGTGTCGGAGATGTGGTACAATGGCCATCTCATTATTTGCACTGCGGATGTTCTTTTGCGGTATGCGAAGCTACGTATAAATTACACCTAACGGTATTAGCGCCAGATGGCTAAATCTGAATTTACAACTAAATCATTCTGGGAAGCATTACCACCAGAACATTTCCGGCCGAGAAATATTCATCTGGAGTGTTGGTTACTTTATGATACATGGCGGGATTTAGCATCCGAATGGTTACAAGAATGCCAGGCGTTTGACGATTGGGTACCATATGGCTGGGGTGATAAGATTTTTGAAAAGAGATGGTCTTGTTTTCCAACTGATAAAAAGCTACCTATTATAAATGAATGGTTCAAACTCCATCCACAATATTATAAGCCTGAGGTAATGAAATTAGATCCAGGTGGTGTTATACCTCCTCACTCACATGATTACAAACCAGATGATCCTGACTGGTTATATAATATGGCTTTGAATTATCCTGATGGATGTAAATTTGGTGTTTATCCGTGCGGGATAATCCCATACAAACCAGGTGAAATTTATAAATTAAAAGTATATAATGATCACTGTGTTGTTAATAATTCAAATGAAATCAGGTATCATATAGTTTTTAAGCAAGGTATTGATGATGCAATCACCGTTTCATAGTAAATGGTTCGTTGACATAATGAAGTTAAATTCAGGCCGCTGTGGTATTGAATGTGGAGTTGGTGACGGCGGAACTTATGCCATGCTGGCTACATTATGTGATGATATTACTGGAATTGATATTGAATCTATGTCTGATGATATTCATAGTAAGATGGTGGGTATCCCTTGTCAATGGAATTATATTCGCGAAGATTGTACAAATTCAAAATATCTAAGAGGATTGGATGACGATTCAGTTGATAAATTTCATTATGATGCTATGTCTAATGGCAAAGATATAGCAGCTGTAATTAATATAATGTATAATAAAATGAAGGATGATGGTATATGGTGCTTCGATAATTTTCATATCCTGCATTTTTCAGCGATGCTAATTTTAATGCGTCAATGGCTTGATTACCATAAAGGTCAGGAGCTTATGTTATATCCATTTGCCATTGTCAGTGACAATGATCGTAGAGGTAAAATATATTTAACGAAAAATCGAGTAAGCTCATCTAGGTATTATAGAAAAATATCCGGTACCGAACTTATGAGAGTACCATCATGTAGATGGATTTCTGAAAGGAATAATAATGGAAATTGAATTATCTGGTGATAAACCTAATGGGGATGTTTTATTCTGTTCATGTGATCAAAAATACTTCCATGATTTTGCTAAGCCGCTAGCTTATACTGCTAATGAGAACAATAACGATTTACATATACATGTAATGAACCCGGATGAACGGACCGCTGCTGATTTTGTTTTACTGAAGCATGATCTAGACATCAATTTAACCATTAGTCAAGAGCATGGCGGGCCCGAAAACAGAGAATACTACAGCTGCAATCGATTTATTATAGCTCCTCATCTTTTACAACAAGGCGCCCGGCGATTAATGATTATAGACGCGGATTGTCTGATTATGAATCATATTGAATTTCCAGACGCCGATCTTGGATTATTTTTAAGAGATCCACTTCCAGGAACCGTTGGATGGGAAAAAGAGGGAACTAAATGTGCTGCTGGCATGGTCTATATGACACAACAAAGCCTAGATTTTGCAATGGAGGTATCAACAGCGCTATGCCAGAACAAACTAATATGGTTTATTGACCAAGTTGCACTTTGGCAAACATATAATAAATGGCGCGACAAATATAAATTCTATCAATTCACTGAAAAAGATATGGATTGGGAATTTATCGAAGGCACTTCGATATGGACAGGAAAAGGTCCACGTAAATATGACAACGAAACATATGTCCGTCACCAGCAAGTTTACAGAGACATGTGGGATGGCGCGGAGGAACGATTTTGGAAAAAGTCCTAATATTTAAGCCTAGACTAGACATAATGTTTAAAAAAGGTCCTGTGCCTAAAGAACGCGGATCTATAGAGCCAATCAGAATGCATTGGAAAAGGTTTGTTGATAAACTTGCCTCGATCGAGGAGGAGAAAGGAAACATTGTTAAAGTTTTGGAATTACCTAACTGGCAATTCACACCAGAGCTTGTAGTTACGATGAAACCTGATAAAGTATATATTCCTCATAAACAGTCACATCAATTTCCTGTAGATAAAAAATATAATCCACAGTATTATATGCAGATGGTGTTTCCGTGGCTATTTCAAATCGATCCTAAAGGATGGGGTCCTGATGCATCGGTGTGGCCTATCCAACCAGAGGACAGTCACGTTGAACGATTTATGGAACTACAAGAGAGACTGAATAAGGGCGAGAGTAAATTTCCTCAGCCGAAGATGGATGGGTATAATGGACCCAACACCTTTGAACATAAGGGATATGTATTCTTTCCTTGTCAGATTCCTCATGATGAAACGATTCGCTTTCACAGTGATGTGAGTGTTGCTCAAGCACTCCAGTGTACAATTGACTTCTGTGAAAGTAGGGGCTTAGAGTTGATAATTAAGGGTCACCCTGTCAATCCAGGCTCAATGAAAGAACTGAGAGAGATTGGGAAAGGATATTTGTGGGCAGACAATGTTAATATTAACGACCTTATTGCTAACAGTGCTATGGTCTGTATGGTTAATTCAGGAGTCGGGATGGAGGCGATACTGCATAGTAAACCTGTTTGTGCTTACGGTCGCGCTGATTATTCAGCTGTGGTTTATGATTGCTCCAACCTCGATACCGCCCATAATATTATGGATGTTGCAATTTCCAGTGCCCCGGACCTAGTGCGATATCACGATTTTATCAATACGTACGTGGCAAAAATGTTT